GCGTCAATTATATAAGTGTCTGAAAGTGTGCTAATTTTTTCTAGAGCTTTGACCAGTTTCTCAAAACTTCTCATTGTACTTTCTTTTTTTTCTATGTCAGTTTCTTTTGAATAATTAAATAAAGTGTTTTCAATTTCAATATTAATCCTATTAATAAGACTTGAATAATTTATGTCTTGTATTGGTTCGGTTCCTAGTGCTTCGGCTTTGTTAGCTAATACCCTTGCCGCTTCCCTTGAAATTTTATAACGGGCCTGTAAAATTAGACCTGTAACTGCTTTTGAGCAACCAGAGTCCAACAGATAACGAGCTTCATGGATTCTTCTTGTATGTTCTGCTGTAGTGGATCGTTTAGCCATTACTTGATTTATTAAACATATTATTCTAGTATATTAGAGTAATATCTAGTAATTATCAAGCTATGTCTATGATTAAAAATGAGTTAATAAACTCACTAAATAACAATCAACCAATTGAAGGTATGACCCTATTAGATATTAATGAGTTAGATGATATAAATAACATCATTGGTACTTTGTTAGGCTTTGAGATGGCAAAGTTAAAACCTGATACCTCTAAGATGATGAGGTATCAGGCTCTTATGGGTAAAATTGTTATTATGAAAACTGAGATTAAATCTATAGAGTCTTAAATGACTTTATAGATTGCATCTAAAAACTCATTAAACTCATTACCTAGCAAATTACTGCAAAGATCCTCGTTAGATAATTCTAACAATGATTCTTTGCAGTATTTTATTACTACTAAATAATCATTATTATCAATAGTTTTTTCAGTAAAATCTATCTCAAGATCATTTAATAATGATGAGCATTCAGGGTTAAGATAGAACACTATTCTATAGTTAATCATCTTCATCCCTCTTATATTTAGTGACTCTAATTTTTAATTTATCCTCATTCTGAAATTCTTTAATCCAATATAAAACCTCATCTAGATCATTAGCCCACTCTAGAAAAATTAAATCACTTTCCTTTTTTCCTTGATTTTTAAATCCCTCGACACTTGCATATTTATATTTTTCACCCCACTCTCGATGCATCATATCTTGCTTATTTTCATAAGCGATTAAGTCAATTTCGTAAAAATCAGACATTTTTAAACCTCCTGAAGTTGTTTAGTTTTTGTTTGATACCCTTGTTTATATCCCACAAATAAACCCTCTTTTTTTCTTTGTTGGATCGCTGCTCTTGCTTTTGGTGTTTGGATACTTCCATGGACTAAGTGACAGAACTCTCCTTTAAATTCTGAATAAGCATGATAGTCGTTATGATCTATCGGCTGACCTTTTGACTCGTTAGGCAAATAAATTACTCTACATTTTTTATTAAATAACCTTGAATATTCTTGATCGTGTAGCCCACCTAGTGAACACGTTACTCTTAAACCCTTATTAATCTTAAACCCATCAAACAACGGAAGCGACTTCGTGTATAAATAACTGATTAACCCGTATTCTTTATAGAGATATTCTGCAGCGTTATTTATACCGATTAGGTGATCCTTATTGATTATATCCCCACTCTCATGGTATCTGATATATTCTGACCTCTTGGATCGTATACCTTTAATACTGTCTATAATTAAATCTTCTAGTCGATTCTCTTTGATTGCTTTCATTATCAACCGATAATTAGCCCACCTAGCAGAATAAACCGAATCATATTGTAGCTCACTTAGTGAGGCATAACATAGAAATTCCGTATCTTTAAATGTTTTTATTTGGCGTTTATTCTCTTTGTTTTTTATGCAACAAGTTTTACAATCTTTAGCACCTATGCCACAGGTATGGCCCGCGGGCGTATTGCTAAAAATGATGATATTTCGGGGAAGCTTACCACTTCCCCTTTTACCTGATAATAATGTTTTATTTTTCATTTTTTCCCTCTTCGATATATTTAATACATTGGTTGCACTGTTTTAAAAGGTCAAATAATATATTTGGATTCTCTTCTAATAGGTTTATATAATTCTTTAAATAATGGCTATGATTATTTAACTTATCAACTGTTGTACATCTAATTTTATATGAATAAATAGTAGCAGATAATTCGGCTATCAATTCTTCTATATAATATTGTTTTCTGTCGCTATTTGGTGCGATTAAACTATCACGGTTTAAACGATGCTTTGCACCTGTTGAATGGCAAATTTCGTGTATGGCTGTACTTACATACGCTTCTATGTCCTTGAAATTCTCTTTTTTTACTAAAGTAATTGAATCCAAAGAAGGACAATAAAAACATTGATTCCCACCATAATTCAATTTTATTTTTTCTCTTTTTACATATTCTTCAATTATTTTTTCCCCTTCGTGGTGGTTTCCTATATCTCTTTTTGGCGTTCCAGGTGCAACAGTTAGACGATCTAGAATTTTCTGTCTATGCTCATCATCCTTGAAACATCCAATATTAAAAACTGACTTTAAAGGAAAGCAAGCTTTTTTAATTGGTTTGCCTTGCTTATCTTTTTTTATTTCTTTTGTTTTCTCATCCTTTTGTATTATCTCTACAAAAGCTTTTACCTTGGCTGATTTTGATCCCTTTATCATACTTAGTTTTAACTCTTTAGCTTGGTGAAAGCCTAAATAGATACCGTGCTCATATCCGTTTAAAATCATATCAAGAGATAATGAAATCACATTAGTTCCTTGATAACTTTTTTTAGTTTTACCGTTGAGCAGTTCTCCCATTGTGGTATCCGTCCACCTTCTATCAGAAAATGTTTTACCACTTTTGAATAAGTCAATTAATTGTTGGGTTATAATTTCTTCTTGCTTCAAGGTGTTGACCTTGAAGCTTTTTTCTTTGGTGTTGGCTCGTGTTTTTGTTGGCATTGTTTTAATTCCTAATAGTTAAAGTGGTTAAATCAGCATCAAGATCAAAAGAATCTTTGAGCAAATCTTTTTTCTGTGGTTTTACTTTCCTTTCGTATAACTTCACTAGCTCATCATGGTAAATACTTGCATAATGAATACCGTTTAACTCATTAACTAGTAATTCTTTATCGGTATCAGATAAAGTACCAAACCAATCTTTGTTTTGATAAGCATTCTCTTGCAGTGTAGTGTTCCAATGCTCAACAGTTTCTTTTGTTGGGATAGCTGGAATAATTTCAGAGTAGGACATAATTAAAAACCTCTTGAATTGAGATAGGCGCAAGCTTCTTGCACCTGGTTCTCACAGTGTATTTGGGTTGAACGTAGCAACCCTGACTCTAGAGACTTGTAAAACATGAAGCCACCAAAGAGATAAAGACAGAAAACAATTAAGTAAGTACGCATATTATTTACCTTCTTTCTTTGGTGTTGGTGCTGCTTTGAGTGCTGCAAATACTGCTTCCATATTTCCAATATGTGAAGGATCAACGGGTATTCCGATTAGACCATCATCTATTTGGATGATGTCTTTGGAATAGTCTTTAGCTTTTGGCATAGTGTCGCTAGCTGAGAAGCTAGGAATAGTTTTTATACAGTTAAACCTAAGACACTTGTAAATGATCTAATTAATTTTTTATTGATGGCAGAATGAAAGCCAAGAATAAAAATTTTTTTAAATCATAAAAGTACACAGGTTTATTGATCCTATATTAGCCTAATATTGTATAAGTTACAAGCAAGATTAATAAATATATTTAGTGCTGCAATTTGAATTTCTAAAATATATTTTTGGTGCTGAAATATTTTCTAATTGTTTATACTTAGCGGGAACTCGTCAACTGTTTTTAGTAGAGTACTATCCTAATAGCTATAGCGAGTAGGCGTAGACGTTTGCTCGTTTACACCTACCAGGGGTAGGGTAGCAAACGGGTGCTGGCATACGCCAACCCCCCTGAACCTAAAATATTATCCGAAAACAAGTCTTATTTAACAATAATAAAGTATTATTCCTTGTCTTCAATTTTTATCTTCAGCTCAGGTGCATTGACGTTGATAGTTTCGACAGATTCGCCAACAACCTTGCCTAATGAATCAAGTATTTGAGCAGCAGTTTGAAGTTGACCTTTCTTGACTGCCCGATGGAAGAGGTTAATTCTTAAATGCTGAAGACGGGGGATGAGGTCTTCTTTATCAAATTCCCAATCTTTGTTACTCCATTCTGAAACAGCTTTCCAATCGCTCCAAGCAGTATTTTCAGAAACTTGTTCTTTATGAGCATGATCCAAAACCAACTGCCTCACAGGTAAACCTTCTAACTGTCTTTTATAAAGTCGTTGAATTCTTTGCTGCCTTAAAATCGGACTTCTTTTACCTGACTTCCCCAGTGTTTCTGGGTCGGGGACAATGTAACCGTCATAATAAGAGGGATCAAATCTAGCAGCCGAATCGCTCACAGTTAATCACTGAAAAACTATTGATAATAAGATAATACCTTTTAAAGAGAAAAACAGTTAGTAGTGGAGGGGGTAAAGTACAAAAAAAGGTATTAGTATTAGGGTATGGCTGTTAAAAACAAGCAAGAATTAGGGCTTCGATGGGCGCAAGGTGAAGTATTTAGTAGTAATAAAAGATTTCGGGTATTAGTAGCTGGAAGAAGATTTGGAAAATCATATTTAAGCTGTATTGAATTATTAAAGGCCGCGATTGAAAGAAAGGGGGAAACATATTTTTATTGTGCGCCAACATATAGGATGGCAAAAGATATAGCATGGAAGACCTTAAAACGTTTAGTACCACAGGTATGGATCAAGTCCAAAAATGAGTCAGATTTAAAGATTGAATTGATAAATGACTCAGTAATTGAACTAAAAGGGACAGAAAATGCGATGGCTTTAAGGGGGCGAAGTTTAGCAGGGGTAGTTTTAGACGAAGCTGCATTTATGGATCCAGAGGTATGGTTTGAAGTAATTAGACCTGCTTTAGCTGATAAGCAAGGATGGGCTTTATTTATTTCAACACCAGATGGGACAGCAAGTTGGTTTTATGATTTGTGGTGTTATTGCGAAGAAGATCCGACTGAAGAGTGGAAAAGATGGTGTTTTACAACAATTCAGGGGGGTAACGTACCAAAACATGAAATTGAAGCGGCGAGGGCACAATTAGATGAGAGGACATTTAGGCAAGAATTTGAAGCAAGCTTTGAAAATTTAAGTGGATTAGTGGCGGTTAGTTTTGGAGATGAGAATATTTCTACAGATGCGAAAGATATAACAGTTTCGCCAATACTTTTAGGAGTTGACTTTAACGTAGATCCGATGTCAGGGATATGCGCTGTTAAAGATGCGGATACACTTTATGTTTTTGACGAAATCATGCTCACAGGTGGGGCAAC